TTTGTTGTAGACGAATCAAATCTTGGTCTAACATTCGCACTTGGTCAATCACTTTAATCAATGCAAAGTGTTGTTTTTCGATTTCGGGTTCCAATTTTTCTCCCACAAACCACCAAACGTAATATACGAAATACCCAAGTCCAACCATCATGACGATTGGAAATCCATAATCAGATATAAGTTGTGCTATATTTTCCACTAATCTCTTCTCACGTCAAGTTTCCCGTCTTCTATAAAGTTCTCTGCACGTGCAATTCTCTCTATATCGGGTCTGAGTTCTAATGCACTTGACACTAACATATCTATCTTAATCATTTCGTTAGACATTGTTCTTGCACGATTCTCTAAACTCTTACAAAACATGGTGAGGGTTTTAATATTATCCACAACACCTTCAAGTATTTGTTTGATAACAGTAAATATAAAGAACCCCATCACTAGACTTCCAGCAATCGGAGCTCCCACGTCACTTATCAAACCAAATATATCCATACCTTTATTTATACTTTAAATTGTCTACAGACAATAAAAAAGGGTGCATAAGCACCCTTTTTCAATTACAATCAGTTTATAACTGTTCTCGTAATTCACTTATAACAGCTGCTTTAGAACCACTTTTCTTGACTTTAAGATTTTTCTTATCTGCCATTTCAATGAGTTGATTCTTAGTAAGTTTCTTCAATTCTGCAACACTAGGTGTTTTAGGTTTAGGTGCTGGTGTCGGTTTTGACACACTTGAACCTTTATCCTTCTTATTTTGAATAAAGTAAACGATACCCACTAGGGCTATTATTCCAATTATAATTTCCATTACATTTCCTCAGTTTATTTTTCTAACAATGGATTTTTATTCTTTGCTTTACCTATTACTAGTGCAAGAACTTCAAGGTATTTGTATACCTTTGCCCATATCTTATCATCTGCGGGTGTTGGTGTCAAAGCGACAATAACACTACAAATAGATATAACGACTGGAATTACCATAAGTAAGTTCCAAATCCCCATAATAAAGTCTATTATGCTTGATAACATAGTTTCCTCCATTTGTCATTTATTTATAACAGTTGTATTTAGGAATTTTGGGAACCGATTGAGTATTTTGTTGTCAATTTCCATTCGGATTTCTCTCTAAATGGTATAATTTTTATCTGACTTAGGGGTGCTTTTGGGTCTTCTATTTGAGTCTTATTGACTACAGATACTAGTTTCCATTGTTCTAAAAGAGACACTATAGTGTTTCTTCGTGCAATATCTGACTCATCAAGGTTAGAAGGTTTACCATCGAGTTTGAATAACTCTTTGAAATGTGTGATATAATACTTACCACGTTTGTGTAGAATATGACAAGACTGAAATAATTCCTTATCTTTTCTTGATGCGACACCTATTCTAGAAAGTGTTTCTCTTATTTTTAAAAAATCGTCTTTTTCGGGGAATGTGACCTCAACGAGGCTCTTTACTATTTCTTCTTGGTTATCCATTATCTCTACCACCAGTTTTCATACTGTTTTTCAATTCACGATATTGTTTTTCAGATAGTAAAGTTGCATATTCTTTTGCTTCTTTTGTTGATATCTGATAATAATCTTTAATTATATCGAGTTTTTTACTAACGTAAGGTTTACTCCATTTGGAAAACCTTTGACGTTTCCTAAGAGTATTTAGGAAAAAGACATATTGAAGACGATTGTCTACACCATGTCTAATGTTCATTTCGTTAGTAAGAAAAACAGAATCTTGGTGATAAGATAATGCTTTGTTTATTAAGAATGGTTGATATGATTTCTCTTCGATATCATCAACCATGATATCAGTTTTATCGGAAGAGACCGACTTTACAAAATCAAAAGGATTTCTTTTAGACATTTCTTCTGTATTCGTATACAAGTTCTTCACCTTTGAGTTCTTCTCCAAAGTAAAGTGTATGTCCGTCATGAGTTTCTCTTTTAATAAGTCCACTGAAGTATTGTGTATCCATTACAGATTTTCCGTCTTCAGTATCTTGTGGTCTTGTATCATACCACATTGAATTAAGTGAATGTGCATGAACTGATTTAATAGTCTTTGACCACTCTTCAGCTGCTAGTAAGTCTCTTTGATATTGGACTCTCTCATCATATTGTGTCATGTGTTATCTCCATCTCTATATTCTACACTATGTTTCATAAACAATTTGTCTGCCTGTCTTTGCATAGACCTTTCCACTTGTCTATCCAACCAATTTCTAAACCATTGTCTGAGTTTACCCATTTTTGAATTTACACTCCGACATGATTTCTGTTAAACATGCAACGAAATTGATTTCACTATCCATTGCAAATGCAGATTTGTATTGATAATCTGCAATAATTAAAACACTTGCTGGAACACTAGAAGCTTCTAGTCTTTGTTCAAGTGTATTGAAAACTTTTCTAAACAAAGTATCGAAATCATTATCACTATTTTGTGCAACCCACTTTCTCATTCCAGTCCAGTTCTTGTCCTTCATCATATCAATAAGTGGTGTTAGTTTCTCTTCAGCTAGTGTTGCAATAAGACCAGTGTCTATTACACCACTGACTCCATATCTCTGAACCTCGTTGATACACCTTCTGAAATCGGGGAAGAACTTAAGTATAAGTTCAACCAAAACCTTTTCGTCATATTCAATCTTCTCTATCTCACAAATGTTTTTGAGTCTTGAAAGAAATATTCCAGCAAGTTGTTGTTTATCACTGGGTGTTAGTTTGAAATCTATAACAGTTGTTCTTGAATGTAGTGGTTTAATGATTCTATTCTTGTAATTACAAGTAAAGATAAATCTACAGTTCGAAGAGAACTCCTCTATGAAGTTTCTCAAGGCAGGTTGAACTGAGTCTGCAGAAATGTAATCTGCTTCGTCAAGGATAACAACCTTTGACCCACCACTAAGTGAAACTGTAGATGCAAAGTTTTTAATTTTAGTTCTTAAGGTATCAATCAAACGACCTTCGTCTGACCCATTGATTACTATAAAGTCTGCACCCAGTTCGTTGCATAGTGCTTTTGCAATTGTTGTTTTACCAACACCAGCAGAACCACACAACATGAGATTTGGTATCTCTCCCTGTTTTACAAATTCTTTAAAAGTATTCTTGATACCCTCGGGTAGTATCGTATCCTCAATTGTTTGAGGACGATACTTTTCTACAAATAAAAATTCATTCATCATAAGAAGTTAAAACCCCTCCGAATTAACTGTCATAAGAACCCTTGAAGATTGATGAGATGTCTTATGTCCCGTATGCATTGCAGAGACTAGTGCAACACTTACTCTATTATATAGGTTAAACATTGTATTTTGAATCAGGCTCCAATGCAATAAAGTATTCTAAATCCACATCTTTGTTTTTAAAGTGTGAGATTCCTTTTGACGAAACTAGAACTTCATAGTTTCCGTCCAATACTTTAAGGTTCTCAATCTTAAAGTTCATAGTGTATGAAACACCATTTCCTTCACCCACGATTCTTGAGAATGTGTTTGAAGTTGTATTCTTTTTATCTGTCACTTCCAACTTGATTGTAGTTCCGTTTGAAGAAAGAATTAAATCTCCGACACCTAGAACACTCGCTGCTTTCTGCAACTCGTTTAGAAGTGTAGAAGAGATATCAATACCGATTTCTGCATCAGGCATTGTTATCATTTTTTCGGGTGAAGTCACCATTCCTTCACTTGCATAGAAATACGCAAGACTAGAATTTGTGTCTGCAACTGTTAGACTTGCATCACCGAAATTGAAATCGGGGTCTTCCAGTAAACTGGTTGCACCTAAGAATTCAGGCAGATTGTAGATACTGAAATCTTGAGGAAATTCCTCAGATACAGTTGCAACTGCAAGAATGTTTTTCATATTAGAGATTGTCTGAAGTGTATTACCACTTGTGACTTTAATCCCTTGGTTTATTGTTGAGAAATTTTTGAAGATATCTCTCGTATCATTACTAATTTTCATCACTTTTTAGCCTCCTTTATCGCTTTATCGTGAACGTGAAGCATGAATAATGCATAGTGTAATACTTTGAGTATATCTGCACGATTCTTCCCACCTTTTTTTCCGTATCTTTGGGCATACTTTAGTATGTTCCCGATACAAAATCCTTCTCCATGACCACTGTCAATTATAAATTCAGTGGACTGGTATTTGTTTAAACTGTAGTGTTGGTCATAAGTTGTATCAATATACGTGGAGAACTCTTTAAGAAGTTCTCCCTCGTCATATTTGTAGTCTATGTCTTTAGACTTAGACTTAGTCTTAAATAATCCCATACTAGTCATTATACTCTGAAGACTCAGTTTCGTCAACTGGGTTTTCTGCATTCAAGTCTACTCCAGCATCAATCTTGGAGTAGAGGTCGAGGATACTATTTCTAGTCTCTTCGTCAAACCTTGAAATACACATGGTGATTGACTTGAGTTTGTCATCAAACATTCTGAATGCATTCACAATGTGAACCAATCTTCTAGTGGTAATAACATCATCAATCGCACCTTCATAGTAGGTTTTTCTGATAATGTCTGCCCAATCTACTAGTTTGTGACAGAACTCGGTATCAACGTCTCCAGTCAATGCCATTTCTTTTTTAAGAATACTTCTCTCAGTAGTCACTGGTGGGTATTCTTGTTGCATTGTGATTGCAAACCTTTCCAACATAGCTTCATTCATGATTTGAGTTCCTATGAACTTTCCATCATCAGACCCTTGTCCTTTAGTGTTTGCAGTAGCAAGGATTGTGAAACCTTCTTTAGGTGAAACCCACTCACCAGTTTTCTTGATTAGGTATCCTTTACCTTCAAGAACTGATTGTAGACACATCAACTTGTTTGAACCCAAGTCAACT